GGAAGATGCCCATGAAGTATTTTCATTAGGGTATCGTATCCAGCAAAACCCAAAAGCGGTCCTCCAACTCCTCCACCAACAAGCGTTCCCATACTGATTCTAGGAGCGCCAGTCACAGGATCTGGCAGTTTCACTTTTGAAAGCATGTCTTCAGTAACGGCTTTGCCCATGATCGAATTAAAATTGTCTTCCCCCAAAGCCATTTTCATTCTTTGAGAAACTGCAGGGGTATTTAAGTTACGCAACATCCAATCCAAAGCATTTGGATCATTTTGTAATTTTGTTCTTAAAGCACCTGCCGCGCCTTGAGCAAATAATTTTCTTTGTTCTGGATTTAATTTTCTATAGTTATCTATGAATTCAGTAGAATCAAAATCATTCATTTTCCTAATTGCGCTTTGCCCGGCTTCAATTGCGTTGCTTTCTCCAAACGCCTCTGAAGCTGCATCACGGGCAGTAGCATACGAAGGAACTTCTTTGTCTATTGCGTTTACAAGACGGTTTTGAAGATCAGTAAGATCTTTTCTTCTTTGTCCAGTTGCAGTTCTAAGCTCGTCACCAATATAAGTTTTTACACGATGCCAATAATTTAAATTTGGGTACTGCGGAGGAGACCCCGGTATTGTTGTATAGCTTGCTGGATTTCCGCTTTCATCAAGAATAGAACTTGGAACAACTTGATCTGCAGTTCCTCGGCGATATGAAATTATATTTAGCTTTGGATCTGTTCCAGAGCGTTCTGCGTCTTTTCCAGCAGTTTTGATGTCATCAATACCAGAAAGCTTTTCAAGCTCTGGACTCCATACACTTGCTGCTTTAGGGTCAGTCCGAGCAAGCGTGTACAGTTTGTCAACATTTTCTTTATTTAAAGAACGAATTTTTTTATCAAGTTCTCCCGGACCTTCAGATCCAAAAATATTATCAATATGATTGGATACATTTGAAGAAGCCGCATCTCTTCTTGCTTGCATTGCTTTTTTCAAAGCACCAACTTTTGCTTCTACATCGCTATTTAAATATCCGTATCGCTTTAAAAGAGAACGAGTCGTATCGCCTGCCATGTCAAAAATTGTTGGTTCTTGACCATTTTTAATAGCGTTGTTGTATTCCTCAATCGTCATATTTGACGAGCCATTTCTAAATTCTGATGAAAGAGAATCTAGAATTTTTTGTTCAGCAACTGCATTTGGCATAGATAAATAACCAACTGCATCTACGATTTTGCTGGCAGTAGCTCCAGATCCTATAGCGCCCGCCAATCTTGCAATAGCTTCTGCAGAAGGGGTTTCAGGCAAAAGTTGGTGAGCTACAGTGCCAGCAACTTCTGATCCAACCCCTGCGGCAGTTCCAGTAACTGCACCACGGGCAACTCCACGCAAAGATCCAAGTGTCTTTCCGATCGCTGATGTTTCAGAAATCAACGGTCCAACACCTTCGGTCAGCATTGCAGGAACTGCAACACGCGCTGCTGTTCCTGCCATCTTGCCTACGTCTGTTTGAGGTTCATATTGAGTGAATGGCAATTTTTCTTGAACAATTCTTTGCATTCCGGGTTGCGTAAAATCTACACCATAATATGATCCAATATTTTTTAATAAATTTGCTGTCCTTGTTACAGGATTGATTTGAGATATCAAATCCAAAGCTTGTTTTGTTTTATTGACAACATCTGGATTTGCTTTTTGCAAAGCGTAATCAACAAATTTATTTGTCAATTCTTTAGATACATCCCCCATCGTTTGAAGGGTCGTTGGAAGATCTGCAGCAGCTCCAAGAGTTCCTTGAGCCGCAATGCTTCTTGCAACATCTTCTCCTACGCCAATTTTGGGTTTAGGAGTTTCTTCAATGATGCTTCCTTCCGCAGGCGCAGAACCTGCCGAGGTTCTGGATGGATATCTAGGAAGCCTAGAAGGAGCAGAAGAAGCATCTGATTGAGGGGTGGCTTCCCCCTCAATAACATCTCCTTCATTTGGTAACGAGTTGTCATTTTGCATTGGCATAAATCACCTTACTCAAAGGTATTTGATGATTTTGTACTGGGGATTGCCAGTATTAGGATTCAATCCCATGTACATGACGCGAGCAGGTCTATTCAAATTAAGTCCATTAATTTGATTAGGCTCGACAATGTACTCGTGATCGGGCTTCATTTCCTGATAGCTATTGACATCTCCCCTTACAGCAACGTGCTTTCTTTCTTCATTAATGAAATTGTCTTGTTTGTAATTGTTATTAAATTCTTTTTCAAAAGTTTGTTTGTCAAATAGTTGATTGTGGAAATTTCTGTGATTGTAGGCTTCATCAGAATGTTTTTGATCAAAGTCTAAAGCGCCAAGAGCTTGTGAAATAATTTCCCTGTTTGCTTTTGGATCAAGCTGTGGGTTTGCTGTTGCTCTTTGTAGTCCTTGAATTTCTGCAACTTTTGCTGGTCCTTCCAAAGCAGAAACGTCGCTAAATACTTGCCGCATCATTCCTTTGACAAACTCATCTGCTGAAGCGGTATCCGCAAGACCAGATTTAGGAACATTAAATCCTGCAGTTCTTAAAAATCCTGCAAGATTTGCCAAAGATTCATTGCCACGGCCAGATTGATAATTTTCAAGCACTGTTCTTAAAACATTAAGATTGGCTCTGGCTTTTTGTCTTGCCACATCTTGAGATCCAAGCTCATCAAAAAACTTGGCATTTTCAGGAGCGTTTGCATTTAGATGAGCAACCGCAGCCGCTTGAGGATTGAAAATTTTATTACCATTTTTGTCTACGCCGTAAAAAGTTGTATCAATCACAGATTGTTCTTGATTGGCACGACTCATTAGCTGTTGATATGTGGCTGTATCATTTGGATTTGCCCAAAGAGCTTGCTTTGCTCTTTCTCGTAGGATAAGAGGATTTTTGTCATCAGCCAGTTGCGAATAAAAATTAGGATCAGGCGTCGTGGCTTGAGTGTAAACATCATCAGGTTTTTTGATTTTTACAGATTCAGTCGTTGACGATGTTGGCCCGGTTTCCGTAGTTACCGCAGAAACATCTTTAGGCATGTCGGCAGTAATTACCGGCTTGTTTGTCGAAACATTTTGTCCTTGAGTGGTTGCCCCTGAAATAGGAGTTTGTTGCTGAACTCCAGACATTTCCGATGGGTACTTCCCAATCGCGCTTATATCTCCGCCACCAAGCTCTGTGATTCTTTTATTAATAGCAGCCAGCTGATATTTCATAGACGGATCAATTGCAGCTCCGGTAACGGAATAAGCCGCCATTTGTGCTTGCATCAACCTACGCGCCTCAAGCAATCGCGCAAGTGTTGCGGTATTTGCTTGCTGCTGAGAAATCCCAATACGCTGACCTTCATAATCCATTTGGCGTTTTTGCAATTCAATTTGCTGTTGGGATTGCAACCCGGAAGCAAGTCCCTGAGCGCCTGCTGCCAAGGCAACGCCAAAGTGTCTTGTTGGTGCAGTGCCCATCGCCGAAAAAAATTGCAAGGCCGGAATGATATTTTCTTTTTTAAATATATCGCTTGACAGAAGTTTGTGCATAAAACCTTCTGTCGGCTTTTGGGGAGTACTATCTTTTGTGCTTTCTGTAGATGCCAATGGTGATTGCACTGAAGATTGTTGAGCGCCTGCAAGACCCTGTTGATTAATTCCGCTTTCAAGACCCGTTCCTGTATGGGGGTTTAATCCAACAATATTTGAATAATTACCGATGCTTGTTCCAGTTCCTTTACCAAGGCCAACATTTTCGGGTATTGCCGTTGTATCAAGTCCTTTGGTGAAATAATTTGGATCAGTTAAAGACGCCAATGTATTTTGATCATCTGTACTTAATGTATTTTGATCATCTGTACTTTGATCCCCATCAGAAACAGTTCCATCAACTGCATATCCATGACGGCCACCAGCAACGCCGCCGCGTGAAAACATTGCTGCTATAGCAGCAGCGGTGGCTGCCATAGAAGCCATTTCTTGCCCTGAATTATCGCCTTGCCCAGATGGCAATGCCGCTGTCGTCAGTTTGTTATTGTTCTTGGATTCTTCAATATCCAAGCCTTTCGGCTTTTCCGTATACGGATCTGGATCTTCGTTGGCATACGGATCTTCACCAGATCCACCATCCGCGTACATACCACGGCCTGCCAATCCTCCACCGGCATAATGCATATGACCAGCTACGCCGCCTCTATAGAGAGGCGCATTATCTTGTTCCGGTTGAATATCATCTTGTTCCGGTTGAATATCATCTTGTTCCGGTTGAATATCATCTTGTTCCGGTTGAATATCATCTTGTGCCGGTTCTGGTTCTTCATTGGCGGCAGGGACTGGTTCTTCATTAATTCCGCTTTCAAGACCCGTTCCTGTATGGGGGTTTAATCCAACAATATTTGAATAATTACCGACGCTTGTTCCAGTTCCTTTACCAAGGCCAACATTTTCGGGTATTGCCGTTGTATCAAGTCCAAGTCCTTTGGTGAAATAATTTGGATCAATTAAAGACGCCAATGTATTTTGATCAGCAGCCACATGATCATTACTAGGACCAAAAAGTTTTGATATAAGTTTTGATTTAACGGTAGACCAATCTCCGCCACTGCCCAGTAATCCTGCAGTTGCATTATGATTCTTATCTTCTGCAGTCCCTACAAGACCGGCCTTGCCAGTGTTGTATAAAGATTTCATTGAGTTGGCGGCTTCATTTACCTGCTTAAGTTGTTCTGCACCAGACGGACCCTGCTTTGGCAAAGAAGCAGTTTGCAGATGAGCAGCAGGCATCGAAGTGGTCGGCACATATCCTTGAGCGCCGCCATGCGGCGGGCCACCAGCAAGGCCACCGTAGGCAGTAGGACCGCCAGCGCCAACATACATTTGCTGTTGAGCTTGGATAATTGCCGCAAGATCATTTGGACTGACCATGCTGGCATCACTAAACCCACCGGGGTTGGCGGTTAAAGTCGTCGAATACCCACCGCCAGCGTACCCGCCACGGGCATACTCTTCGCCTGCATGGGCAAGGCCAACATGGCCGCCCATTGAGGCATCTTTGAGCGCTTTTCCGTAATCAACGGTTTTATACCCGCCAGCAACACCAACGGCCTCTGGATGTCGCTCTTCAACTTCCTGCGCGATAAGGCCCATCTGGGTACGCGGATCGCCCTTCATTTTGTATGAATAGATGGGCTGACCGTCGTGCGTCTTACCGACTTCCTTGATGTTTTCTTTGAGCCGCTCATCCGAAAAGTATCCGTTCAGCGTTGTGCCGGTAGTCGTTGAACCGGACAACGCGCCAGTGCCTTCCGCAATACCTGCAAGGAAGTTGGAGACTTGGAACGGATAGGACTGCTGCTGCAGGAATTGGTTGTAAAGAGCCGTATCGCCAGCCTGTGTCGTCTGCTGTTGCAATTGACCCGCGCCAATCTGAGCCTGAGCGCCTTGCAAAGCAGCGCCCTGAGCGCCAGTACCGAGGCCAGCCAACGCTTGCGATGTTCCAGCGCCTTGCTGAAATGCAAGGTTGCCAATGTTTGCAAGCTGGTTTGCGCCAGCCAAGCCAATTTGCTGCTGGCCTTGAGCAGTCTGCAGGGCTTGGTTGTATCCCTGATTCAGGATATTGCTGTAGATATTGGCATTCGCAAGATTCTGCTGTTGATTCAAATTCGCAGCCGCAATACCAGCACGATCGCCACCAAAAGCACCAGATGAAATCGCATTGCCTAATTGCCCAGCCATTGCCTGTTGATTTTGTTGGTTCAGGAGTTGTTCCTGACTTCCAAGAACAGTGCCCAAATATGGGCTGAGATACTGGTTGATTTGCTGCCCAGTGAGCGGGGAAGAACTGGCCGCAGTTCCATACTCGGCCATCGCGTTGAGTGGCTGCGTGTTACCGTATGCCCCCATCAGCGTATTGGTGGCAGCACCAAAATACGGTTGGGCTTGATTGGCGGCGGCGTTAACGCCGCTGATGCCTGTACTTTCTTGTGCGTTGACGGGCGCGACAAATGCGGTTGGATCAGTCGAGTACTGTTGAAATGGTTTCTCGGCAGCATTCTGAGCCTGCGCGTTGACGCTGTTGTACCGGGCAAGTATTTCCGGTGGGATGGTTACCTGACTGCTACTTTGACTGGATTTGCCGCCCATAACTTAGTGCTCCGTTTCCTGCCACTTCCCGGTCTGTGCGCCATACAGAAAGAAGGCACCACTCGGTGGTCCAAACTGCCTTTCGTACATGCGAACTTTTGCTGCGGTGCGGCTATTTGACAAGACGCCAATGATCAGTGGAATTCCAAGGGTGTCGGCCACCTTCTTGCTGAATTCACACAATTGTTTTGCCCGTCCGCCCTTTGCGCTGCGGAATTCAGGGTAAATGAAAATCGCCTTTTCCTCGACAACGAGATTATCCGAGTACCACATATTGCCGATTCTGAGCAAAACGAGACCCTCAATTTTGCCACCCGGCTTCCCGATGACGGCGCAAATGCCGTGATCCTGATGCAGGGCAGGCCAGATTTCGGCGGCGAGTTTCTGTGGGTTTGGGTTCAAAAACCCGTTTTCCTCACACGCCGACATTGCCAGCGCCATGATTTCATCCAAATCGCCGGGTACGGCGACGCGGATTTTCAATTCAGTAGCATCGGCAAGATTAAGCTCTTTAGTCACGCTTTGGCCCCGGTAGGTTTTTCAAGGTTTTAATCGTTTTTTCACGATATCGTTTCACGAAATCATCCAAAACTCGGTGCCCGGATTCTAGGTCGCCATCACCGGCAAAACGTACTTCTTCGGGCGACAGGACGTACTCGCCACCGGCCGCCACGATCGGAACGGCGCTGGTTTCTCCGCCAGCCGCCTTACCGGCCATGCTTTCGTTGTAGGGGCCTGCACCCCCGCCATAAGGCGTCTGGCCGCCACCGTAGGGGGTGCCCCCAAATATCCGGCGCATGTGCTTAAACCCGGCCATCGTATTGCCTTCGCCCATAGCGCTTATAATGTCCGCTGGGATGACGTACGACCCAGACGGTACATGCATGGGCAGGTGGTCTGTGCGGCCTGCTACGGGGCTGTGGATCGGCCCTACATGCAGCTTTCCGCCCATTTTGGGCATATGTGCTTTCGGCATGTGGACATGGGGCATATGAGGGGGGTGAAAACCACCCTCAGCCTGCCCTTCCCGAGCCGTCTTGGCCGACTGCCTGAAGGCGTCTGCCGTGGGCGCTCCGGGCGACCCCGGCTTCCGCATATGCTCATGCGAGCCGTGGGCGATGCGCTCCTGCTTGGCGTGGATATTGGCGTAAAGGCCACCCCCGGCGGCGTTTGACTGCCGAGCCGTATTCAGGGCGGCAGCAATGGCCTGATCCTTCGGGTGCCCGGCATGGATCATTTCTTCGATATTGTGGCTGATGGTTTTCTGGGATTTACCCTTGGAGAGCGGCATGAAAACCTCACGAATAACTTATGGTGACGGTTTGGCCGCTACCGGGAGCGACGACAATCCCAATGGATACTGGGATATTAACCACTGTTATTCCAACTGTCGTGGGAATAATGAAAATTGGGCTGGAAGTTACAGTGGTGGATGAAGAATCATAAATATTGCCGGTAGCCGATCCGGCGACAATTACGCTCACTGTGGCGACCCTGCCAGAGCCATTTTTAACCAAGGTCGCCGCCGTAATGGCAGCTTTATTCTGCTGCCCCTGCACGTTGAGGTAAGTTTGAGCGGCATTATTGAGGGCCGTAACTATGTTCTTTACGGCTGTCAGAATATCGCTGAGTGAGGTATTTGCCATTTAGTATTTCCCATCCTGCTGCACGCGATATCGAATATTGCCGATACGCCAAAAGCTGTCCAAATCGTTGCTTGAAAGGCCAATTGACACCAACCGGCCACGGATGCGTGGATTAAACCAGTTGGTGGCGGTTGTCACCGAGTAAGGCCCATAAACAGCAATTTGAGCAGAAGATGAAATCAAATTGGTTGCAGTAGATACAGTCTGCGATACGCTGACTGTCCAGCTAGTGCCGCTACCGCCCGTGATCTGAGTGTTTGGCGCAATATTGGCACCACTGATGTACTGCCCTATTTTCAACACGCCTGTATATACAGAATTGACCGTCAACGTGCTGCCAGAAATAGTTCCGATGAAGTTTGCCTGCGTAGCTGATGTTGATGGGAAATCTGTCACATAGAATGTGATTTGAACGGTGGCATTTAGCGGAGGGTCGCCGGTAACGGTAGGTGTACCGCCAAAATACCCCCACTTCATATCAGGCCAGACTTCATCAATGAACATCTTTACATCAGCTTCCGAAAGAGCAAACCACCCCGTCTGGAAGCTGGATAACATGGCAGTTGCAGTGCCGTCTGTATTGGTGGCATTTGGCGATGTCTCATGCTGGTAAAGTTGCAAACCAGCAGGTTCAGCGCCGATCGGAGGACCAAGGACAGACTGGTCTACCCATGCAGTACGGCTTAAAGCACCGAAATCCCAAGCATTCAGGAACACGTTATATTTAACGTATGCGTTGATTTCACCGCCATCACTGATGGTCGGATAAAACCAAGTGATTTCACCAAAGCGCGAATTAACAGCCACTCGAATTTTTTGTAAATTGCCTTGGTCAAGATCTTGGAAGATAACGTCCCATGCCGGGCATGGAACAGGCTGCACGCCATTTCCTGTAAGGCTGAAAAATTGTGATGGCCCCATCCAATAAACGACGCCATTGATTGAAGCAGCGGCTTTACGGGAAATTAACCCGCATCCGGTGCCTATCTCGTTGAAGCTATAAACATACGGCGGCCCGATATATTGCATCGACCACACATCGATATCTGTCCATATCAAACCCTGTTGAGGGCCTTGAATCGCGCCAACAATCTTTGAACCTTTTGGAAGGCGGTAAGAGCCAGCCTGATTGGTGATCGTTGGAATCCAAGTATTGTAGTTGTTGACATCGCACCAGTTGACGAGTAACGGATCTTGTACTCCAGTCGCGGTGGATCCCCATGCGATAATCTGGCGTTGTGGCATCGCCACAAAAATTCCATCATTGATAGGCGGGGCGTTGTCGATGATGGACGCATAGCTGTTTGTGGAGGTTGGATCATATTGATAAATGGGCTGGAATTGAGGAGTCCCACTGGCATTAGGGGAGATTGGACAACTAATTAGGATTTGCCCCCAGTTGTCCATAGTCCAATCAGTTGCCGAAATTTCAGTTCCTGTGGCCGGTGGGACAGAAGAACCGTAGCTATACAACCCACCACCATACGGGCCTGATCCATAAGTATATGGAAGGATCTGCCCTGTACCATAGATATAAATGAAGTAAACATTCCCGCCGTTGATGTATCCAGAAGATCCATCACCAATAGTATTGCCATTGATGATGAAGTTATTGGCATCAATTACGGCTTCAACTATGTAGTTTCCGTAAAAAGTAATACCACCAATAAGCGTTGATACTAATACAGGGTATGTGCTTCCGACAGAATACCCATGACTATTTAAGGTAACATTTACTTGTGTTTGGTTTGCCGTTGTTTGAAAAAATGCCACGCTTGCTGACGTAGAAGTAGAAGTGGCACCAATCAAATTACCCAGAACATCTCTTGCAAGAACGTAATATTTTGTTGGATCTGGAATGGTGTATGTCGGGTTACATTGATAAACCCCAAACAAAACCACTCCACCAATACTAATATGTGTAGCAATATAGACAGAGTCATACTGGTCTATTTCTCCAACAAAAGTATCTGTGATCTGGATTAACGCACTTCCAGATGTTGAAGAAGCTTGCGGAGTAATGCTATTGGTTACAGATGTCCTTGGGGTGATATCTGCATAGCTTGAAGCTGGATCATTGATAACGCCAAGCGTAGCCGTACCAGTGGAAATAGAATTTTGAGTGCCAAAAGCCAAATGCTTATTAGCGTTTGTGTCTTCCCAAGCCCACAAGGCACGGATAATTGCTGGAATAGAAATATTGCCGCTGTAGTATTTAAGCCACCCGCCAAGCTTTTGAATTAATCCAAGGCCATTCCTGTCAGGTATAAACCTAACTAGGTTTGAAAACGAAATGCCAGCCTCATTGAGCGCTGGCGTCTCATTCTGATCAATTCCCGGCTTGAGTTTTATGGATGCGTGCGGCACTTAAATCACCGTGTCGGCGTCGCCGCTTGAGATGTTGATTCAGAAGACCACGCATCGGCCTGAAACTTCTTGCGGTACTCTTCGACACCAGCGCCACGGACGAGAGCCTGATACTGGCTTTCGTAGCTCTGCGCCATCTGCGGATCGTCACTCTGTCGTCCGAAGTTACGCTGGTAGGCGCTGATGTAGACCATGCTTGCCATGATGAGCAGATCCGGCAGGTAGGTGCTGATGAACGTCGTGCCAGTAGCCGCCAGCGAAGGCGTAGCCTGCTGGTATAGGGTCGGAAGCCTGATGGTTCCGGTCACATTCAGGTTATACGCATTATCCGCATATGGCCCGAAAATGATGTTGTTATAGGTATCGCCGCCCGTTGATAGATCGCCCCCAATCATGGCGAAATACTTAGGTGCAGCGTAGTAGTACGGATTGCTGAATACGTTTTGGATGAATTCCTTGCTGACCGGCAACAGCGCGTAGTAAGTATTATCCGTAAGCTGCAAGATCAGGTTCTGTACGGTCACGAAGTCGTTTACCGAAAGCTGCAAGCTATTGGTATAGGCAGTCAGGGTATATGTCCGTGTCGTCAGCGACGGCAACAAGTCCAAATCGCGCTGTATACGCAATTCTGCGTAGTTAAGCATTTGCGGGATGATGGCATTAAATGCCGCATCCACGCCCTGCACAACGCCGCTGACCGTCGTCGTCTGGACGACAGCCATCGTACCGATCTGGGTAACGTAGCCATTGTAGGTCAGCGGAGTTGTGTTGGGCGTTGTCATGGCAGTTACTTCACATCATTTTTGATTGAATCAACAGCCGCCGTGACATCAGCCTTAACGGCAGCGGCATCGGCGACAGCAACCTTAACCTCAGCGTCGGCCTTTGCCTTATACGACTGGCAAGCCAGCCACCCACCCACGGCACCAAGAACAAATGAAACAACCATATATCCAAGCATTTCAATCACTCCTTATACAACCGTTTTACCGGCATTCAGGTCTGCGAGGGTCAAGCCACCTGTGTACTGGAAATGCGCCAGCTCTTTGAAGCTTTTCCACTCGCCAGCCCAGTCAAGGCCAGCGGCCTTGCCAAGCGATCCAATCTTTGCCCAAACAGGATGGCTGCCATCCCAATCAGGCTTGCCATTCACAAGAGGTACAATATCAATAGCACAACGAAAATTGTGATAAGACTGACCTCCCTTTGCGTTAGTGACGATATTTCCCGGTGCAGTTCTTCCTTGAGCATACAAAGCATCCTGAGATTCAATATCTCTATAAGTGGAGGTGACAAGCAGATCAATACCTTCGCTTTTGCACATAGCGATAAAAATATCTACCTTGGTGCGTACCGGCAAAAGAAGTTCATCAAGGCTACGAGAATTAATCATTGTCCCACCGGAGTTGATTGATGAATAAGTTCATCCTTCTTTTG